CTATCATATCATTTGGTATTGGCACTCCAACTCCTCTAAGTTCAATAGCTTCAGCGAACTGCATTTCATCAAAGTTGTCTCTAGCTGGAGCAGTGCCTACAACAACGTCATACTCTCCAATAGTTAAATCGTTTATGACCATTCCTTCTGGAGTCATCTCATTCACTTTTAATTTTTGTCTTGGTTTATAAGGATCTGATTCATCAGTAATCTGAATTATACGCTCTTCAGTATAGTAAGTTTGAATCATTTGTAAAACTTTTTCTGCTAAGTATTGTCTAGTTTTAGCTAAGTTATCTAACGGCACCTGTAGCAACAAAGATCCTCTACCTTGTTTTGCTTGAATTGCTACGCCAGATACTTCTGGACTATCCATACCAAGCATGGCATCTGTAATACCACTTATTTCTTTTATATTTCTTGCTGCTTTTTGACCTAGTCTATCTAAACCTGTAGGTATTTGATTCGGTGGTATTTTACCAGGAGGAGTAGAGCCTCTGTTATATTCCAAAACTAACCCTGTTTCTGCGCCGTGTTCTTCTAGGTCATCTGCTGTCATACCAGACAAAGACCCAGATTCTACGATCCAACCACTGTTTGCTGTTGTATTTACAATATGCAATTCTTGAGAAGTAATTTTATTAAGTTGTTCTTGAGGTGATAATAAGTTTCTTACCATTCCAAATGGTTTGCCACGTCTAAAGTATGGAAAGTATGGCACAATTGTAAAATGGTCATATGGAGAATAGTCATCAAAGAGCACTACAGTATCTGCGGTCACTGTCCAACGGACTCGTCGCATTTTTTTAGAAATAATATCTAATCCATAATCATCAGCAAACTGCTCTCTTTTCTTTTTGCCCCAAGCATTTGGTATCTTTCTTTTATCTCCTGTCACAGGGTCAACGTAATACATGCAATCATCTAGTTTGTAATACTGTCTTTCTATAACTCTAATAGACCTGAGCATTCGTGCATTCTCTGGATCACCAGGATACTGTTGTCCGTAGTTATATTCATCTGTGTCTCCATACCTAGACTCTTCAAACTCCATAGAGTCAGCACCTAGAGTTGTACCAGTTTCAGCAAGTAACCTAAGTTTATCTGCTTTATCTTGGCCATAAGTTTCTTCTATCTCGTCTATGCTCATCCATTTTGTTTCAAATATTTCGTTCCACGTTCTTGGATCATAATGTTTTGCGTCTGGGTCAATAAGAATATCTAAAGGATCTTTTGCTTCGATTCGGATTTCTCCTTGTACATGATCATCAAAATCTACACGAACATCAAAGTACCCTCTATCTTGAATCAGACCATCAGAAAATATTTGAGCTTCTACCCAGTCAAGTTTATTGTTATCTGATATTTGAGCATAGACTTTAGTAAGAACATCAGCTATCTCTTGGTTGCCCCCACCTCTAGGTTTGTATTGTATATCTGCTTTTTTAGTGCTTTGTTCTGCTAGAACAGCATTGACTGTTGGAAGTATTGTATTAATAGTCAGAGCAGGTCTACCTTGGTCATCGAGCTCTTGCATATCGAACTCATCCCATTGTTCTCCTCTATAATAAGCATCGCATTTTTTTGCCATGTGTATGTAGTCTTCATGCCCATGGTCCCTAGCGCGTACGTAGGCATTAAATTGAGTTTTCGCTAAAGTAAGTTCTTCCCCTTTGTTTAACTTCTTTTTTGGTTTTTTACTTGTGTACGCCATTTATGCACTCATTGCCGTTTTCTTTTTCGGTCCTTTCGCTATTAATTCTAACCTATCTCGCCAGGAAGGTACATGCTCAGGCGCTTCATAAAAAGTTGCGTATTCCATAATCATCAAACCAACCCAGGCCAAAGCATCAACTTGGTCATCATGCACGCCGTTAGGAAAACGCAAAAGTTCAGCAACCATCGTTCCTGTCCAGACAGAATCGGCAGGAAAGTAAACTTTACCTTGTTGCATTCTACCTTGAATAGCTCTAGCTCTCGCTTCTTTATCACGTCGTCCTACTTTTAAGTCTTTGAAATATGCAGAATGGAGTCTACGTTCAGCTACACGTTTTTCTAGAAACGGCCCGATAGCCATCTCGATATGGCCTCTCTCAATACCAACAATACCAGGTCTCCATTGTTCATATAAATCCAATATTTTTTCTACTAATTCATACCCATCGTACTTGCCCCGAACAAGGTCAACTACGAACATATTATCGTACTCGTCTATTCCTACTACTAGACCAACAGAAAAGTCATTTCTATCTCTTTGTCCAATGGCCAAGTCCCACGCACAATAATAACGAAGTCTATCATAGTCTATCTCATCTGGCTCATAATATCTCACCATATCTCTAGTAAAATAATCACCTTCGTCTGATACTGGATTCTGTTGGTATAAAGCTGTCCAGTCTCTAGGACCAATTGCACGTTGAATCATTTCTAATGATTCTAAGTTATAACGTTCGGGGTGCAGGGGCTCACCGGATGCACGAAACTCTTCATCTTCTTCTGCTATCGCAGGATACTTAACTACTTCCCAGGCATCTGCTCCATCTTCTTCTGCAGTAAGCAACTTACCAGCTAGATCGTCATCATGCCACCTAGTTAAAATGACCAGTATACCTCCACCTGGAGAGAGCCTTGTATAAGCGGTAGAAGTATACCAGTCCCAGGTTGCTTCTCTATTGTTCTCAGATTCTGCATCTTCTCGGTTTTTTACCGGATCATCGATCAACAATACGTGCGCACCTTTACCTGTGATACCACCGCCAACACCCGCGGCCACATAACCACCGCCCTCGGTTGTTTGCCAAGATTCTACAGACTGCGAATCTTTGTCTAATTTTGTACTTTCAAATACGTTTTTGTAATTAGGTTCTCTTAGTACTTGTCTTACTTTTCTAGAAAAGCTCATCGCCAAAGAACCCGAATACGAACAGCTAATGAACTCATGACCAGGGTTACGTCCGAGATGCCAAGCAGGAAAGGCGATACTTGCCAGAGTTGATTTACCATGCCTAGGGGGCATGAATAGCATTAATCGAGGAGATTTTTTCTCCGCCACATCTTGACTAAATTTCTCTAGTCTTCTGCAGACATCTTTGTGGACCCAACCTGCTTGGTAATCGGGATTAAACTTTTCTACAAAGGGTAGCATACGTTTTCTTGACAAAATACGTAACGCAAGCTCTTTTTCCGCTTTTATTTGTGCGTTTTCTTCTTTTTTACTTATTTTTGGTTGTTTTTGGGGTTGAGGAAGCTGGTCCGCTTCGTCCGCGGCACAATATACGCATAGCCCTTTGGGTAATACGAGGTTTTCTGCTAAAAGTTTCTTACACTTGTAGCATTCTAGCTTCTTAAGATCTGTCACATTTAGTAACTGTAAGTTTTTTTCTTTTTAGTAGTCTTTTTTTTGTTCATAGCCATCTTTTTCTTCTTCATAGCTGGCTTTTTCTTTGTTTTACCGCCTTTATGGTACATATTTTACTCCTTTTGTTAACATTTCCACCTTTTTCTAGCCTGCCTTAGTCTAGAATTTGGGTTTTTTGCTGCTTTTGGGAACTTCTTCATCTGTCCTGCGCTTCTTGCACAATAAGACTTACGTCTTTTGGCTGCTTTTGAACCTTTTTTGACTTTCCCGGTTACTGCTCCTTTAAGTTTTGACCCTGGGTTCTTCCTTCTGTAGGCTTTTATGCCCGCTTTAGTCATCCCAGCGCCTTTTTTAGTTGGCCTAAAGTTCTTCTTGTTCCTTTTAGGCATATTATCTCTTTTTCTTGGCACGAGTCCTCCTTTTTACTGTTGGTTTTCTCTTCCTAACAATAGTTTTTACGTTACGTGGCTTCCCACCTGGATTACCCGCCGCACGTTTTCTCTTTACTGCGCTTTTACGTTGAGCTGCAGTCATAGACCGAGCCTTCGAACGTGGTACGCATTTAGGGTACTTACGTTTACTTTTGCCTTTTGCGGATTTTCTACCGCAGGATTGAAACTTGCCCTTTTTCTTTGGAGCACCAATATCAACCCAATCGCCCTTGGGGCCCTTACCAAACCATGCGGTCAGGCCACCAGTGGGCTTAGCCATTATCTATAGCCGCCGCCACGTTTTTTATAAGTTCTAACTAACCAACCGTTGGCATAGGCTGATGGATAGACTTTAAACTTCCGTTTAGCTTCGGCTTTTACCCTAGAATATAAAGTAGGGTTTGTTGGTGTAGCCCCACTTTTTTTCTTAGTAGTTTTTCTTTTTTTTGCTGGCATTTTTACCTCCTGTTTTTGGTATGCTCTTATATTTATTCATTTTCTTCGCAAATTTTTTCATATCTGGTTGCGGTGCGTTTATTCCTGTAGTTTTCACTATTTCTTCTTTTTGCCCATTTTTTTCTTTTTAGATTTTTTCTTAGACATTTCTTTTTGTGGTTGATTTATACAATGCATTATTTTTTCCTCTTTACGCCTCTACCTTTTAAGATATCGGCAAATGTTACTTTTCCATCTCCAGTTAAGTCTGGAAACTTACCTTTCATTTTTTTAACTTTACGTTTTTTCTTTCGGGCTCTGGTAGCCATCTCTTGTTTACTAGTCATACTATTCTCCTTTTGGTTCTAAGTATTGTGTATCTACCCCAGCTAACTTTAGCAGCTCGGAGTCCGGTAGTCTTTCTAATCTTTCTAATTTATCGACATTTATATTAACTTGGGTTGCTTGCTCGGGTGCAAATAGACCGTGGAGCTTGCACAACGAATCTACGACATTTTTTTCTTCGGTAGAAGTCGCGGATTTTCTGTGGGCTTCTAAATACATTTGGGTCGCGGTGTTACGATCAAACTTTACTTCTTCTCGCATTTCTTCTCTTAGATATTGGACAGCTTGTTGTACCTTTGGTTTTTTAAAAACTTCGTACACTGAATCCTGGTTCTTGTACCCCGCTGCACGG